ACGTACGCCGTTCTCTTTGCCTTGTGTTTTTTGCCGACTTCCTACGGAAGCAGAGGCGACTCTTTGCACAGCGGGCCTGTCCTCTCTTTGTTCGGCATTATCAGATCTAAGATCCGGATAAACTTTATAAATTCTGTTATTCAACTCTTCGTAATATTCATCGGAGTCTAAATCAAAACCTTCGCCAGCCAAAGAATTATGGACATGTTCTGCCCAGGCTGTAGCTTCTTGGTTCTGATTGAACCATGGGTTTTTATCTGCCCAATCTAACGCCTCTTTTGAAGGTTGTACTGTTTGTTGTTCTTGCTGAACGTATTGTTGTTGGGGTTGAGCTTGAGCTTGTACTTGTGTATTAGCTTGCTCTTGTCTCTGTTTAGCTATTCTAACTTTCTCTTTTTGTAAAGAAAGTTCACTTTTCAAAGTATCTGCTTTCGACATCAACTCAGCATCCCCGGAAGCATGAGCTTTTTTGTATAGCTCATTAGCTTCACGCTCTTTAATCTCTACAGTTTCTTCTTCTTTAGCCAACAAATTTTGTTGAGCTGTGGCCGCTTGCTGATAATAAGCATGAACCTCTTGCTCTCTTTGTCGTAAAGCAGCTTCTAATTGTGCTGCTCTTTCTTCTGTTTCACGATTTCTCGCATTTAATTTATTAATACGCTTAGAGACACTTTTTGTGTAGTTCTCTAATTCGTCGTCACTAGAAGCCGATTGATCTGCAACCTGGCTTTCATTTTCAGTAACCTCTACCTCTATATCGTCAACCTCTGGTTGCGCTACATTTACGTCATTTTCTACTGTCATAAGCTCACTATATCATCTGGATCAAGAATTGTGGCTATTACTTCATCATCGTTGATGATTCGTACCTCTGCACCATCCTCAAGTTTAAACCTAGAGCCAGAGTAGCGCCCTATTAAAACCCATTGTTTTTCTTCACACCAAGGTTTATCTCCAAATCTGGCTTCGTCTTTGTAACATTGCGGTCCTTGTTTTACCACATACGCTACGACTGTAGCCAACGCCTCACGACTAACTGTTTCATTTGCTAGTAGAATCCCACCTTTTGTTTTTGTTTTACCCGCATAAGGTAAAACCAACATACGCCACCCAGTGGGTTGTGGCATGCGCTCTAATATTGAAGCATCTAATTTTTCTGGATCCAGAACTCTTTCTTCTGGATTAACATACGCTTCTGCTACCTTATCTATACCCGTATCTTGTTGTATTGCTTCTGACATTATAGTTGTTTTCCTAAATCACTTATTTCGTCTTCTAAGTAGTATATGACACTTAGCTCGCCTTGCAAATATTTATAATGTTCCATATCTTTAAGACTACCCGACATAAGTGTCTCTTCTATTTGATTTTTTCGATCCGAAAGTCTTTTCTTAACGAAATCTAAGACTGCAATCTCGTCCATTATTTTGACTTTTTAGGTCTTCCTCTTTTTGTTGCTGGTGTTTTCTTTTCAGCTTTTGGTTTTGCTACTTTTTTTGTAACAGTTTTTTTAACTGGTTCTTTTTTCTCTACAGGCTTTTCTTCTCTAGGATCTTCTACTGGAAGTCCCGCTTCTATACGAGCCATTTTTTTGGCTATACGAGCCTGATTAGCTTGTTCTTTTTTATCAGCTTCTTCTCTAGCTTCTTTAAGTGCAATAGCTTCTTGCTCACGCAATATTTTCTTTTGCGCTTTTAGTTCTTTGATAGCGCTTAATTTATAAGAAGTTGTCATAATATCCCCTTAATTTTATTTTCTAATTCAAGCAATTTAAGATCTGTATTAGTTTTCAGTCTATCTATTGCTACTTCAAGTTTATCATCTGCAATCTGTTTTTGCACATTCATACGTTCTAGTTGCAACTCAGCATCCATACTTTTCTCTTGTGATCTTTGATTTTGTTTGCTTTCAAACTGTTGTGCTTCTAAATCTATCTCTTTATCTTTAAGGTCTAATTCACGTTGCCTTATGTCAACCAAAGGATCTCCGCCATTATTCATGCCTATAGATTGTAAAAAGTCGTTAGCTAGTTGAGCCATAATACTAGAGCTATATTGCTCATTTATCATTTGTATTTGTTGGCCTATTGCTTGTGCTTCTTCCGGGGAGACTTGTTGCATTTGTGCTTGTATTTCAGCAATCCTTTGTTTCATTTCATCTGGCATTTGTTCCTGGGCCAACTGTGCTGCTAAGAATTGTAAATGTTGCATGCAATGGCTAATTATCAATGCCTGTACTTGTGGACTGTCTTTTACCAGATCTGTAAAAAATAAACTTCTGTGTGTTTCAATGTGTGCTTGATGGTTCTGCTCAGGGAAGGCTTGAGCTGGTTGTCCCATTAAAAGACTTGCATTTTCTAACCCAGCGTCTACTGGTTTGGGTGTCATGTCAGGTGGTGGCATCAATAAAGAATCTACGTTATCCACACCTAATGCAGAGTACATACGTCTATATGCTTCATATATACCCATTGGGCCATGTATTTGTGGATTTGATTGAACCATTTGTAATAGTTCTTGCGCTAATGTAACTCTTTGACTTTGTGAGAATATGTTCGGATCTGAAACAGGTATGACATCTACTCTATTATCAAAATCTTGTTGTTTGATTTGATTTTGTCCAGAACCAACTTGAAAGTTATAAACAGGTGGCAAAGACTCACTAAATACTTTGGCAAGTAAACCAAACTCTAGTTTTTGTGAATAGTGCAATCTTTTGTGTATTGCACTCATAACTTTAGTACCTCTTTCAAGTAAAGCGACAGTAGTTCCTACTGGCATGGCTTGGTTGACATCACCTATGTTCATGTCAGCTATAGCGGCAAAGCGTTTACCAGAATCTATTAGCAGACCTAGAAGTTGCATCAAAACATTACTTGGTTCTTTTACAGGCAAAGGTATTAAGTTTTCTTTCAAGGATCCGCCTGTTGTATCTATATCTCTAAACTCTCCAGGTTGTAATGGTTCATCCTCGTCTCTAATTCTCATACCTCTGGCTTTGAAACCAGCTGGTAAGTTAGCTAATGTCCCAGCATCTATAAGTTGTCTAAGTATTGAGGTAGATGCTTTGGATAAGCCACCAATCATGTGTGATAAACCTAAACCATAAAAACCAAGTCCAGGCATAAATTTATACTGAACGAAGTAATTAATCTTGTTTTTAAGAAGGTCGTTTTCTAAATAGTTTCTTCTTATGCTGAGGATTGTTTGTGAGGATTCTTCTATGGTCACAATATAAGGTAGCTTTAATCCTGTAGTATTGCCTTCTGCGTCTCTGTCTTCGTAACCCTCTATATCAAGCACTGTATGTACTTCATAAACTGTTCTGTTTCTATTTTCTTTGTATGACGGCGATATGCCTTGTATTTCGTCTATGGCTTCTTCGATTTCAGACATATCATCTGCATATCCGTCAGATCCTATGTCTACATTTGCGTAAAAACCAGTCAGTTGTTGTTTTTTGATTTCATTAGAAGACATGTTGATAACATGTGTAATTCTTTCAGCAGAGCTTATATCTGCTGCCTCATAAGGAACAATAAGATCTTCTGGCGGTATAAATTTAGATATTGCTCTATTTAAAACAAAGTCAAAATACACCTTCTTAAATGCAGATCCAGCCAAAGGTAAGTAAAACAACATTTGGTCTAACTCAGGATCATACTCTTTCATTACATTCATAATGTAATAGTTCATAAACTCTTGTACTCTTTCGGCCTGGTTTTCCGTCTCTACAGTTCTAGCACCGATAATTTCTGTTTTGACTGGACCCTTTGCTGGCAACATTTCCTTATATGCCTGGGCTTGGAATTGGGTAACGGATTCTGCCAAAATAGGGTGAATTACGCCGCTAGATCCTTCAAATGGTTGCGATCTACCTTCGTCAAACTTCATGCCCAAATATTTCAATCCATCGGTATAGGTTTTTTCCCATTCGCTTCTGGATTGTTTGTCGCCTTTTATGGAGCTCAATAAGTCGTTGGCTATGCTGCCTAATATATCGTTAGGTAAAGCCTCTGCTAAATTAGCGTTAAAACCAATTTGTGGTTCCTCTGGTAATATTTCGTCGTCTATAAGAACTTCTTGTCCAGATACTAATATCTCTGCGGCTTCTCTTATTTGGTCTTCTCTGGTCGTGTCTGGTTGTACTTCTACAGCCGAACCCATAGATCTTATGTCTGGGTTGTCTTCTGTTCCTAATCTTTTCTCAATCGCCATAATATTTAGTGTAACACCCTTGGTCTTGAATCAAAATCCAAATCCGAATCCAAATCCAAATCCAAATCCATGATGTCCGTCAACTCTCCATCTACAATTAAACCACTATACTCAGCTATCAATTCAGCGTCTTCAATGCACTCCGCATGAATATCTGGCCCAGCGTATTCTTTACCATCGAAAACAAACCTAGTTAGGTATATTTTCAATAATATACTGTTCTGTTCGCTTTTAATAATTTCACCTCGTCTTCGTAATCTTCACGCAAGGATATGAAACCGCCTTGCCTAAAACGCATCAAAGCCATTGTAGCACTATCACAAAAGTCGTCATAATCGCCAAACGGGAATGATGCCATTTCTTCAATAACTTCGTCAGCGAAGTCATGATCTGGTGCCCATACCATACCTGATTCAAATATTGGAGCGACGCTATTCATTCTAGCTATCTTGTCTTGACCTCTGCTTGGAGAGTAAGCGGTAACTGGTATGCCCATTCTTCTTAGCTCGTGAGTAAGTGGTGTCCCAGATGCTTTAGCCTCAATCAAAACACAATCTGGCTCCCAATAACGATACTCTTCCATAGCCATCTTTTTCAGCTCTGGAAAGTCACATCTGACTCTTTTTGCATCTAACAGTATTATTTCGTCCGCATTTTCATCGCCCCGGTTAAATATTGCCCAAGTTGTAATCGCTGAGTAGTCTGCTGTTTCTTTTTTAGAAAAAGCGGTATCGTAACTTTGTATGACATAAGAATAAGCTGGCACATCTTCATCTTCCCATCTATTCCACCATTCTCGTTTTACTATAGATCCTTCCTCAGCCGTAGGGTTCTGCATCCATTGTGCGTTCCATTTAGATATGGGCAATGATGCTTTTACGCTCAAAAGTTCTTCTTTTTTCCAAAACTCAGGCCACAGTGGTTTTTCTGAATCTGGCATAATAGCAGGGAACTCTACTACCTCCCATTGATCCGCATACTCGTCTGATTGTTTTTTCAAAACATTGCCAACCAGATCTTTAGTGCTCCATCTGGTCATTACTATCACAATGATGCCTCCTGGTTGTAGACGTTGCCTGGGTCCAGATGTGTACCACTCATAAGCTGATTCCATAGCTTTAGGTGACATAGCATCTTGTTCAGAATGTGGATCGTCAATGATAAGTAAATCCGCACCACGACCTGTTATTGCACCACCTACACCAGCGTAGAATGACTCACCTTCTTTGTTTGTAGTCCAACGGCCAGCTGATTTGTTGTCTGCTTGCAGTTGTAGATCGGGGAAAATGTGTTGATAGTCCTCGGAATCTATTATGTTTCTCACTCTTCTACCAAATCGAACTGCTAATTCTGCGGTGTGTGTTGTTTGTATTATTTTTAGATTGCCTTGTCTCCCCATCATCCAAGCCGGGAAGAATGTTGATGCAAACTCTGACTTAGAATGTCTAGGGGGTAAACATACTATGAGTCTTTTGAGTTTGCCTTCTGCAATCTTGTTAAATTTATCTGCAATAATTTTATGATGTCTGCCTTCTATAAAGTCAGGCCACATGTGATTAACGAAAGAGATAAAATCGTTTTGGCAAGAATCTTGTTTTTCTAGTTGATCGTATCGATTTATCAAGGCTAAGGCTTCTGCCTTGTCTTGCTCAGATAGTATGTCAAAGTCTTTGTACGATACGTCGCTCATAGTCGAGTTAGGTGGTCAGGTAGTGACGTATAAACCACCCAACTCTAAGCCTATGGGCCTGTGGGTAGTATTGCACATCGTTATACTTCATGCCATGGTTCATTTTTAAATAGTAAACTTTCAGCCTCACGTCTGCGTATTAATCCTTGAAGCGTCTCACCTCCAGCTTTGTTCCAGCGTTTCATTTCACTTGGTACTTTGTCATATTCGCTGTTGTTTAAAACTTTCAACATAGTGGAACTGCGAAGATTGGATCCACCAAGATTGAACGTCCATGCCACCAAAGCATCAAATTGATTTTGTTCTAAGGGCACTTTTACACATTTGTTCACTTCTTCTTCAAAATCGGCTATGTCCTCTAGCAATAATGCCTCTGCTCTGTCCTGTGATATTTCCATATCCATAGTGACTCCGCGTGTTGATCCATAACCAATAGTAGGTACTCCCGCGCTACATTTATATGCTTGTAATTTACAACCTTCAAAGCGCTTAATAAGCGCAATACCTTCTTGTGATATTTCCATATTACTCTCCCCATTTTTTAACTTTTGTGCCGCCGTGATAGTCGACTGCAAGATTTTCTTTTTTGAGCAAATCAGCGATATTACCTTTTTCACAAAATACATCTGCTAATACTCTCCCATATTTGTCGGTGCCATAAGATCTTATAGTGATGTCACCAACCAACCAATCTTTAAGTTTTTGTTTTGCTAGTAAACCAAGCTCTTTTTCCTTTGCCCTTTCTGGGTATCTTTTAATATTTATACGGCTTTCGGGGGTATCTATCGAATTTATGCGAACGGCTTTATTGTGTAATTGCACCGAAAAGCCAAGGTCTATGGTTTCCAAACGGATAGTGTCACCATCCGTCACGGATTTTAATTTACATTTATAAACGAAAGCGTCTGGTGATTTACTCATTATTCTCTCCTTGTTTGGTTGTTACAGTCCTATAATACACAACCACTTCTTTCAGTTCTTTTATGTATCTTTTGAGCTCTTGCATGTTATACGCCATTAACTCGTAATCTGGTACTGACATTGCAAAAAATACTACAGCTCCCTCTTCTTTTTCAACTCTCTGTAAAAACTCTTCTATGTTTTTTTCTGATACCACATACCAATATGGATCTTTAAGATCTACTGCTCTAGGCAATATCGGTTGTACGATATTCCTTTCAATCGGCTTTGTGACTATTTCTACCTTTTTACTCGGTATCAGGCTGCAACTGCAAGCCATCGTCAAGACTGTCAATACCAACAGTGTCTTTTTCAATGCTATCAAATACATCTTTAGTTCCTTTGTTTGCTCTGGTTTCTATTAAACCAGGTTTAGCTATAGCTAATTTTGTAAGATTGTGACGTTTAAATATGTCTAGGTATCTACTCATTTCAGCTTCGATTTGTTGATTCTTAGATTGTAAGTTTAGTAAAGATGATGTTTGTAAAGCAAAATCATTTTGCAAATTCTCTATGGCCGCTTTTTGTTCAGCGTCCCGGAGTTCAAAAGCATCATTCAAAGCAGATAGTCTTGAGTTTTGCCAATACAATATTGAACATATAAAAACCAAAACTCCAATTACACCTAGTAAAATTTTACTCATATAAATCCTTGTTGTTCATTTTAATACAATTTTGTAATAGTTTGCATCTTTTGTCTTTATTCCTCAAATAAACCATAAATTTGTAATGGTCTTTCAACGCCTTTTACTTTTATAGGTTCTAGTTCTTTTAGTATTTGATCTGATTTCAAGGCTGTAGTTCTGCCAATAATTAAATCTACGCCAACTTCTTTGCAACTGGATTCCAGTCTAGCCGCTTCATTTACAGGACTGCCTATGCAAGTGTAATCAAATCGTGTATCGGATCCCATATTACCAACTATCGCTTCACCGCTATTTATTCCTATGCCTATTGACACTGGTGGTAAGTCTGCATTAACTAGCTCAAGATTTAGTTTGTCCATATTTTTTCGCATTTGTAATGCACAATCAACCGCAGCATTTTCGTGTCTATCTATGTCTAAAGGAGCGTTCCAAAAAGCCATAAGCGCATCGCCGATGAACTTGTCTATGGTACCGCCATATTGCCTTACGGCATCTACCTGGGCCGTTAATGCACGATTCATTATATAAGTCACATCTTCTGGAGACATAGATTCTGATAAAGAAGTGAATCCCCGGACATCAGTAAAAAGCACAGTAATATAACGCCTAGATCCTCCTAACTTGAGTAAATCTGGATTATCTTGTAGTTGTTTGACTTGGCGAGGATCTAAGTAATGCTCAAACTGTTTTTTGATTTGTTGTCTGAGTATGTATTCTTCTCTGTATTTGATGTAGTAAGAGGTGCTACCTATTATGAACTGGCTAATCAAAGACCAAGTAACATCTAACAGCACACCATCTTG